TAGTGCAATGAATGAAGAGGGGGAGTCATTTTGTGAGGATGTATTGACGACTGACGAATACATAGAAAAAAAGAAACGAACAGCTCCTGAGATTTGGGAGGCTGAATATCAACAACAGCCCGTTGACATGAAAGGTAGGTTATTCAATGAGTTAAAATTTGTATCAAAAGACGAATTCCAAGAAATAAACAAGACAAATCCTATTGAGGGTTGTATAGGTTACGTTGACGTTTCGGATCAAGGTACTGATTACACATCCGTTGCAATTTGCGCTGTAATTAAGAAACAGTTGTTTATAGTTGACTACTTAATGACGCGTGACAACACAGATATTACAATACCACAAACGGCTGCAATGTTGGATAAATGGAAAGTAAGTTATTGTAGGGTTGAGAGCAATTCAATGGGTGCAATGTTCAGCCGTCAATTACAGACACAGGCAAAAACACGAATACTTCAGGTACATAACACGCAAAATAAAATAACTAGAATAATAATGAGTTCAGCACACGTTATGAATTCAATGACATTTGTCAGGAATGGGGACAATCAAAGCGAGTTATTTATCCAAAATGTGCTGAGTTTTAGTAAGGAGGGAAAGAATAAAAACGACGACGCTCCAGATTGTTTGGCTGGATTAAGTATTTTTGTACAATCAATGTTTAAAAATTTATCGTAACTTTGCTTAAATTCTAATCAAAACAGAATGGAAATTAATTTTTGGGATTCTTTTTTTGGAGTCAATTCAGGACAACAAAACAGATTTATAAATCAATTTAACCGCCTTAGACCGATACAAAATCAAGTGTGGGGGGTTAAAAACGCAATATGGATTGACACAAATAACGCATGGGAATGGTTCTTATCAATCCCTGAGTTCAGAGCTGTAATTGACAAAAGAGCTTCAATGATGAGTTCAAACATCCCAAAATTATATGACAAAGATAATGTTGAAATAACGGATCATTGGTTTTTAGACATGGTAAGGCGACCAAATCCCGTACAAAGTTGGTCCGATGTTGTTTATTCTTTGTCAGTTAATGACGCTTTATACTCAAATGCATTCGGATATTGTCCTTTGAGAGCATTCAACCAGCGCAATTTGTTCGTTCCGTTACCTAGCAATAAAATCCAAATAATGACAAGCGGTAAAACGCTGAAACAAATGGATGTAAACGGGTTGATTGACGGGTATAAATTTGAGTACGATGACAATAAGATTGAAACGTTACCGATTGAAGATGTTATCTATTTGACCACTACTGATGGAATGAGTATTGTTAAGCCTACAAGCCGAATAGACGCGCTCAAATATCCATTAAGTAACATAAAAGCAAGTTACCACAAGCGAAATGTATTACTAGAAAATATCGGTGCAATAGGTATTTTATCCGCTCAAAACTCGGATATTGGTGGAGCTATTCCAATGACTCCTGAAGAGAAAAGAGAGATTCAGCGCGATTGGTTTAACCGTTCAAAAGACGAAGTAATCATTACAGAAAGTCAAGTTAACTGGCAATCAATGTCATATCCAACGCGTGATTTGATGTTATTCGAAGAGTTAACAGCCGACAAAATGGCTATCATTGACGCGTACGGAATGAATGCTAACCTATTTTCAAGTGATAAAGGTAGTACATTTAGCAACGTTAAGGACTCAATTCGTATGGTTTACACTGATACAATCATTCCTGAAACGCAACAGATGTACGATTCAATTTGCCACCAATTAGGACTAGATAAAGACGGAATAAGAATTGAAGCGTGTTTCGACCATTTGCCAGTACTTCAAGCGGATGAGTTAGCCGAATACCAAGCATTAACAGAAAAGGTTACAGCATATAATTTGCTATTAAATGACGGAGTTATCACGAAAGAACAATATGCAGCCGAATTCGGATATGAATTAGAGCCTATTGACAAGGCCCAAGCGCAACAAAACGGATTGATCCAAGCACAAACAGAATTGAGAGGAACAGTCGGAGGATTGAACGGTATAATTTCGCTTAATACAGCTGTTGCAACGGGACAAATGACCAATGAAATTGCAGTTAATACCTTAGTAAATTACTACGGATATGACCGAATTGTCGCTGAATCAATGATAACGGCAACACCTGAAAACCCAATACCAACACAAACTTTTTAACTATGAAATCAAATACTTACCAAACAAAAGGAGCGTCTGAAATAAAGGATATAAGCTCAGATAAACGACAAGTGGCTGTATATTTAGCGAAGTTCGATAATATCGACTCTGACAATGACATGATTAAAAAAGGTGCGTTCAGCAAATCAATATTGGAGCGTGGTCCTGAAAGCCCGTCAAATAGAAAAATAGCTTTTTTAAGGTGGCACGATTGGGAAAAGCCTATCGGTAAATTCCTGACATTAGAAGAGGATGATTACGGTTTGTTTGCAGTTAGTCAATTAGGGACAAGTCAACTAGGCGAGGATGCGTTTAGAGATTATACGGATGGAATAATACGCGAACATTCAATCGGTTTTCAATACATTCAGGATAAAATGAAATTCATTGAGGATTCAACCGCTCCTGACAAAGGATATTTTATGATTACTGAGTTAAAATTATACGAGGGGAGTGCGGTAACATTTGGAGCAAATAGCGAAACGAACGTTGTTGACGTAATGAAGAGCGAAGACAAGGTCGAAAAGGCGGTCAAAATATCAAACGAAATAGACTTATTAATCAAAGGACTGGCAAACGGCAAGGGATCAGATGAAAGGTTATTTGAAATGGAAATGAAATTAAAGTTTTTGAACAGTCAAATGTTAATACTCGCAAAAAGTGAGCCGTTCGTAAAAGAACATTCACCTATTATCGAGCCAATAATAACAGTCGAAACGTTCAATTGGAGTGAAGTAATAAGTAAATTTTAAACAAAAAAAGTAAAAATTAATTAAAAAACAATGGAAAATTTAACACCGGAACAAGTAGTTGAAAAAATCAACGAAAAGTTCAATGCAACTTTGGCTACAATGCCAACAAAATCAGACCTAGACGGTTTGAAATCTGACGTTGAAGCTCTTAAAACATTAGAGGCTAAAAGTCAAGAAATCGAAAAAGCAATAGCAAGATTCGAAGGTAAAATGGAAGCAATGTCAGAAAAAGGATTTAAGACAGAGCGCAAGCCACGTTCACTTGGTGAGGCAATCTCTCAAGCGTATGTTGCTAACATTGACAAAATCAAAGAAACGGCTGAAAAAGGCGGAATGATGACGTTGGAAACTAAAGCATTGTTTGACACTACAATCGATGGAGACTATACGGGAAATATCGCGTTATCTACATTAGAAGCTGGAGTTTCTACAATTGCTCGTCCAATCATTAAGATTCGCGACATTGTAAACATGGGAACAACAGCGTCAAAATTCGTAACTTATATTTCTCAAAGCGTTCAAACGGTTTCTGAGTGGGTTGATGAAGCTGGTATTAAGATTTCAGGACAACCGTCTTATGAGGAAATTTCTGAAGAGGTTAAGAAAATCGCTGGAACGGTTAAAATTTCTAAGGAAATGTTGGCTGACCTTGCGTTTGTTCAATCTGAAATCAACAGAGATTTGATGGCGTCTATTGACCAATCAATCGAAGATGCTTTATTGAATGGAGCTGTTGGTGGTATCAATGGAATTTTATCAAATGCTGTAACTTTCTCAGCTGGTACATTTGCTGGTACTGTTGTAACTCCAAACATCTCAGATGTTATTAGAGTAGCAATTGCACAGATTCAAAATGCTAACTTTGAGCCAACGCACGTTGTTTTGAATCCTGAGGATGTTGCAGCAATGCAATTGACTAAGACGGCAACTGGCGAGTACACATATCCTATGTTCTTAATGGACGTAAATAGAGTGGCTAACCTTATTGTCGTTTCAACAACTAATATGACGGCTGGAACATTCCTAGTGGGAGATTTCACGAAGTCAAATGTTAGAATGCGTGAGGCAATGAACGTACAAGTTGGTTATGTAAACGATGATTTCCAAAGAAACATGGTTACTATCTTAGCTGAAGCACGTTTAGTTCAATATGTGAAAGCAAACGATTATCCAGCATTCGTTGACGGAACAATCGCGACAGCAATCGCAGCGTTATTGGCACCATAATTAAAATAAATAACGGGGGTTGAGTTCTTAACCCCCCTTTTAAATTTGCACAATGGAAAAGAAAACTCGTAAAAAAAAGGATATTGACGTTACGTTAAACGTGAATAATGCTGAATTGAAAGTTAAAAGAGATATTAAGGGAACAGAAATTGACCTAGATACTCGAATAATTGACGTTCACATTGACAAGACGGCAACCGAAACAAAGGTACAAGTTGAAATTGACGACAAAGTTATTTATGAATTTGTCGGAAATGGAGAAACTAAGCATTTGCCAAAGGGCGCAATCTTCAAAATAACGGGTGAAATGTTAAAGCATTTTATCAAAAGAGGGTTTGGAAAACTAAAAAAGTAATAGGATGTTTTTAACAGTTCAAGATTTTACGGGAAAATATCAGTTGAGTACTGGAATGTATGATGTGACTAAGTTACAAGACTACATTGATAAGTACGAAAAGCGTTATCTAATTGAGTTATTTGGAGCGAAATTATACGATGAGTTTATAAGTGATTTGGATGTTGCAAACGTTCCAGAGTCGCCAAACTTTCTAAAAGTTTTTGACCCATTTTACGAGAATGTAACGTTAAGACAATTGATAATTTCTGAGGGGATTTTAGAAATGTTAAAGGGTTTCGTTTACTTTGAGTATTCAAAGGATCTAATCAACCAAATGACTCCATACGGGAATGTTCGCCCAATTAGTGAAAATTCAGAGCCGGTCAGCACACTTTATTCAATGATTTATGCAAGGTATAATGAAGCAATCAAGAGTTACAAGGCAATCCAACTGTACATTCAAATCAATATGAATGCGCCAACAGGACAGGCTTTATCTGTGACTATTATAACAGCTGGAACAGGTTATCTTGATGCTTTAGATATTCCAACAACAGGTTTATTTGGAAAAGGTTTGACATTAGATATTATCACAGACGGCTCAGCTATTTTGTCAGCAACAATAAATCAATCAGGATCAGGTTATAAAATTAGTGAGGATGTGAATGTTTTTAATATTAATACTGGACAAATTGGTAATGCAATATTTCGTGTTATAGGAATTGGAAAAGGAGATTTCAGCACATTCAATGGTCAACAAAAACAAACATCTTATTGGATATGATGGATTTAGTTAGTCAATATGTAGGTGATTTAGTTGGTCAAATTGACAATACGATGAAAGTTGTGTGGAATGATGACGAGCAAAGAGGTGATGTTTGTAATACTAAATGGTCCAGGAAAGGCAAAACATTAACTGTCGGGATTGATTCGTTTTTAATTGATGAAGTTGAGCCGAATGAATGGATAAAAGTTAGTCAAGCTCCACCACCAATATTTGACGGATTGGCAGTTTTACCATCTCCATTTTACATTGACGGAACAAAAAAAGCCGTTAACAGAGAATGGACGTTATCAACTAATAATCTATTTGACAAAACACCAATAGTTTGGTTGTTAGGAACGTTGAATTACAAGCAATTTGGAAGAGAAAGCACATTTAATTTTGAAAGTTCATTGCGTATATTTTTCTTGGATGAAACGGACATTGTGAATTATTACACATCGGATCACGAAACGAATGTTGTCTATCCAATGAAACAACTAGCAATGGAATTTATTGAGACAATAAACAAAAACAGAAATTATAAAACTATTGAAGATTGGGAGATTATCGAATTCACGAGGTTTGGAGTTGAACAAGAAAACGGAATGTTTCAAAACATTTTGGATGCAAATTTATCAGGGGTTGAGTTAAGAATAACGCTCACAAAGTACAAGGAAAATTGTAAATGTTAAATAAAAAAACAAGAAAAAATGAGTATAGGATGTAATTGCGCAAGTGGATTAAGTAATACGGGGAGACCTAATTGCGTGTCACTTCAAAGCGTAACAAGTAAATTAATAATGGTTCCGTTGTTCGCAGCGGATGGAACGGCAAACTATTTAGATTTGTCAGCTCCATTACCAGTGTGGGCAACATTAATAAATGAGGCGGACCCAACAAAAAGATGGTTTCCATTACCAAATTTCGAAAATGTAGAGTTACCAAAAGCTGACTCTCAATTCGAAGAGGCTAATTCAGGTCGTATGGTATTCCTTAGACAAGGGAAACGTTCATTCGCTGGAGAACTTTGGGCAGAAGATTCAACACCTACATTATTAGGGAAATTACAAAACAACAGATGTGTTGATTTTGGAGTTTATATTGTTGATGTTAACGGTAATTTAGTTGGATCAAAGCACGATGGTGGTTTATACCCTATTGCTGTTGACAATCCAAGTTTTAACCCAACATTCACATTTGCGACGGATTCAACAACGCAAAAAATTATGTTAGGATTTGACTTTGACAGATTATTTGACGAGTCAACAATGTACATGATTACACCAACAGAGGCTGGAATCAATTTCAACGACCTTAACGGGTTGGTTGACGTTAATCTAATCAATGAGGTTATTGCAGCAACAACTATCACTTTTGACGCTGTATTGGACTATGGAACGGCATTAAATCCGATTAAGTTCTCAGGAGCTGTTTCAGCGGATTTCTTATTGTATAACAATGATACAATAGCGTCTGTAACTGTTTCAGCGGTTGAGAATCTACCTTTAGACGGAAATTATACGTTGACTTATATAGCTCAAACGGGGGATTCTTTGACGTTGTCAATTGTTAAATCAGGATTTGACGGAGAATTAAGTTACACTGGAGCATAATGTACGTTCAGGTTGGAAACATACAATTTGCGGTCATTCATTTGACTGACAAATCGCTCAAAGACGCACAGTTATTGTTTAAGCACGTTAACCCATTGGTGGTAAAGAAAGCGTTTGACTTAGCGAATAAAGGTCTTAAAAAGCGTTCAACGAAGTAATATTAACGCAAAAATCTGAAAGGGAGTGATTAAGTTCATTCCCTTTTTTGTTGTAACTTTGTAATCATGGGACTAATGGACACCGTTTTAGGGGATTTAATGGAGCGAACAATGCATATTTCACAAAAAGAGATTTGGTTTTATGTATTTTATGACACTAAATTCAAGACCGAAGTACTAAATTTCATTCGTATAGACCAATTATTTGAGCAAGGGGTTGATGAAGATGACAGGGTTATCGGCACTTATTCAATTATAACAGAAACGCAATACAATGCTAGCAAAGTGGCGGGAACGCATTACACCTTATTTGATACTGGAGATTTTTATCGTAGTTTTATGCTTGAGGTATTACCTGACGGCATAATTATAAACGCAGACGGAATAAAAGATGACGGAACGGATTTATTGGAAAAATTTACGGACAAAATTTTGGGACTTACTGATGAGAGTAAAATTAAACTTATTGAGAAAGTCAAAGCCAAATATTACGAAACAACGTTACGATTATTACGAGGGGATTGAGGAACTCCCGTTGTTTAATTGGATAAAATGTACGTCCAATGATTTAACGTACGTTAGAAAGGATAAAAAAGGCACAGAACAAGAAGATATTGAAGCATGGGAGCGAATTTATGACAGTTACATTGCAGAATACGGACTAAACGAAGTCTATAAAAAGCTGTTAAATGCAATGAAGAAAAAAGCGTTGTTGGAAGTTGATTATATTTTGACGAGGGAACGTTTTAAACTGACAGAAATTGAAATGCAAATAGCAAATTTAGACGCTATGATGATGAACGGAGGTAACGGAATGACGATTGAACAGTCTTTAATCCATTTAAGCAAGTGGATGGGTAGTTGGATAAATGCAAAGGAAATTAGTACAAAGGAATATTTTAATTTAATGAACGAGTATGGCAAAGAAAATAAGCGCAAGTGATATATTTAGCGAAGAGGATATATTTTTGGGGATAAGAAATTCAGCTGAAAAAACAATATTAACGTTTCAGGAAATTGACGCGGAGGTTAAAAAGCTAGGTGCAAATATCAAAAAGGATTTGGCGGGTGCTGACTTTGGAAACACGAAAGGAATAAATGCCTTTGTTGATGCAACTCAAAAGGCAAATAAAGCCAAAACGGATGCCGTACAAATTGATAAAGTACTTGCACAAGCGACAAAAGACCTAGCAGCAGCGGATAAAATTTTAGTTGATATTGATATTAAAAAGCAAAAGTTAGCACAGGAGACAATGCGAACGGATCAACAGCGCATTAAAAACGAACAAGCCAACGCCAATGCTGCAAAGAAAACAGCTGAAGCGTCAAAGGTTCAAACAGATACTTATAAAAAACTTGTCACATCGACAAGGGATTTAAAAAATGAATCCAAAGAATTGGGAGCTAGAATGCTTGAAATGGAGCGCAATGGGTTGGGTGCTGGGGTTGCTTATGACAAACTTTCTAAACAATACATGGAGGTTACAAATGAGGCGCGTAAAAGTGACGAACAATTAAAGCATATTGACAAAACAATAGGGGACAATTTCAGAAACGTAGGTAATTACGAAGGAGCTACAAAAGGGTTAAAACAGCAATTGCGCGAAATGACTGTTGCCCTTCAAAATATGGAATCAACCGATCCGCGTTTTAAGCAAATGACAATTGACGCTGGTGAGCTAAAAGATAAGATAATGGACACAAATGCCGTTATTAAATCCACCGCTGGTTCGGCTGTTGAAAACTTAGGAACGGGAATTGCAAAAGCTGGCAAAGTTGGTATTGACGCCTTTGCTGGAATGACTGGTGCAATGGGATTGTTTGGGATTGAGAGTGAGGGAGCAATGCAAGCCATGTTGAAATTACAGCAATTAGCCGCAATGTCGGAAGCCTTAACAAGTTTGGGCGCATTAGGGGACACCGTAACGGAGGTTAAAGCGGCTTTTATTGCAGCGGCTACAAAAATGGGGTTGTTTACGAGTGCAAAAGTTGTTGATACGGCTGTAACTGAAACTCAAATTGTTGCAACAAATGCGGCTACTGTTTCGACTAATTTTCTAGGTAAAGCAATGAAAGCGTTGCCTATTGTTGCATTAATAGCGG